CCGCTTCACCGGCTTCTTTCAATTTGGCTACACCCTTCACGGCACCGGCGATAACATCTGTCCCGAGATATTTGCCGCCCAATCCGCCCAGCGTGTCCAACATGGAAATCATGTTCTTGAACGTGCTGGAACCGCGCCAATTGTTCGGCGCTTCGGTCTTGAGAATCTCCAGCGACTCGACGATGTCGGCAACTTTCTTGGCCCCGGCTTTGCCGAACAGCACTTCTAGCTTTTCGGGCCCGATCTCGTTGACAGCATTACGGAATGCGTTCCATTGCACGTTGGGATCGCCGACCGAGTTCTTCGGGCTTCGCGTTGCCTTTTCCAGCAGGTAATCAGCGGTGGCAGCTCGCAGGTCATCAAAGGCCGCAGCGCCTTTCTTTGCAACAATCGGTGAGCCGCCAAGCAGCGATTTTTTCAAAGCCAGCAAGTCGTCGACGGACCCCCGCACGACCGACTGGCGCCAGACGTCTTCAAGCGCGACCGCTTGTTCACGGGAACGGCCACGGGTGCGGATAATGTCGTTAACCGCTTTAGTGCGTTCAAATTCTTCGCCGACCTTACGGCGGGCAGCTCGAGCCTTGGCATACCATTCGCCGCCCGAGTCCTTGGTGATGTCGTCAATCAGATCCGTGACTTCGCCGGCGTAGTAACCCTTGTCGCCACCAGCCTTTTTGGCCGCGGTAGCCGCTTTGCGGACGATCTCCAGCTCTTTAAGGGTAAGGTCGCGGGTCAGCGTAACTTGGCCGTTTTCGACCGTGTACGCGTCTTTTGGCAATTTGCGGGTGACGTAGCCCACCAGTTCAGGATCGGCATGGTTGTTGACGTAGTCGCCCAGCGACGTCGCCTGTACCGGTGTGTCACCCGCGTTTCGTTCGGCAATACCGTATAGGCGGGTGACGCTGCGTTGCATACCGCGCAATTTCGACGTTACCGCCTCGCGGACACCGCGACCCGCCGTTGTGCTGCCCGGGGGCAGCGGGGTCGTTCGACCACGCAAACTCTCAATGCTGCTGACCAGCTGTTTGTTCTGTTCGGTCGTCAGATCGCGCAGAACCTGCCCGCCCTCGGATTGCTGGGCGATCATTTCGCGGGTCTGCTGGAGCGGGTCTCGGGTTAGCTGGCCAACCGTGGCGTTTTGGACGCCGGCACGGCGCAACGTCGCCAGCCGCTCAATCGCTTTGGGGTCTAGCTTGTCAAGGTTCTTGGCGTTTTTGGCGACCTCGGTCAGCGTCTGCTGGACAGAATTTGGCAAATCGTTCCACGCGACGGACGTTTTGGCCGCGATGTACTGACGGGCAGCGTTCTCGGCTGCCGCGGTGGCAGCACCAGCGGTGGCCGCGGTTGTGGCTGCGGCAGGTGCTGCCCGAGTCACGCCTCGAGCTGCACTACCGACCGCACCACGGGCTTCGGGCGCCAACAATGTCATGGCAGTTTCGGGCAGAGCCGACACAATGGCGCCGGTTACGGGAGCGCCGGCTTCGGAAATCATTCGCCCAGGCGCACGAGCAGCTTCCACTAAAGGCTGCGTAACGTAGCCAATGCCTCGTTCGACGTTTCGGGCAACGTCGGTCTGTGGTTGCCCCGGCGCCGTCATGATGTTTTCGACCACGTTGCCGGCGGGCATACCGGGTTGATAGCCCAACGCCTCGCGTCCGACGTTGTATGCGCCCTGTGCAAGCCCTGCAAGGCCCGCCACGGGCGTTGCCATGGCGCCATAGGCCATACGGCCAGCGGCCTCCAGAGGCCCGTAAAACGTCTCTACGGCGCCCTTTACGGCGCCCTTTTTGAGGTCCTGCATGAGCGTGGGTGCCGGGGCAGCGGGCGTCTGACCGACGACTTGCCATTGGCTATCGGCGCCAGCGGGTGTCTCGCCTACGACTTGCCATTCATCAGCCATTACTGCACCTGCACCGGCTGGCCGTTACGCAACGTCCAGTTCTGGCCATTCTTGAAATGGGTGACGGCGCCTTCTTTGAGAAGGTTGGCCGGTGGTGTAGGTCCACCCCCGCCAGCGGCGGGAGGGCCGGGGGGAGGGTTCCCGGTTGGGGAAACCGCCGACGGGGGTGGAGTTGTGGGGCCCTGCGGCGTGACGCCAGCGGGGCGACGAAGCGCCTTTTCGCCGGCACGAATGGCGGCCTGCGCTTCGGTCTGCATGACGCGGATCGCCTCGGCCAGCGTTTCGGGGCTGTCGGCAGAATCCAGCATCCGGTGCGCTTCCTGACGCTTGGCAACGTCCGTACCGCCTCGAGCGGCAACCACGTCGTAGGCGTTGGACAGCGACGTGAGATACGCCTTGAGCTTTTTAAGGTTCGGATCGGAAATGCTGGTATCGGCAACCTGACTGAGCCGGTTGAACGGCACGAACGTGCCACGCGGCACGGCCTGAGACGCGGCCAGCGCGAGCGGCGCGAACTCGTTGACTTCGTTGAGACCGACTTCAACTTTGCCGACCTGCGATCCGACAGCGCGACGGCCAGCCGTTTCGGCAGCCATCTCAATTTTTCCTTCCTTGACGTTGGCCGCGATCTGGTCGGGGCTCATGCCTGGGTGACGTCGCAACAGACCTTCAAGATTGGCCGACAGCTGCTTGCCACGGAAATACGGCGGCAGCTGGACGCCGGCTTCGGTGAGGGCCGCTGCGAGGTCCGTTTGTTCCGGCGTCAGTTGTGTATCGCCGGTTTTGGCGCGGCCTCGAGCAATATCCAAACGCTCGGCGCCTTGCTCGGCTCTTGTCTTTGCGCTTTCCTCTTGGACGTTTACTTTGCGCTCCTCAAGGTTTGCCTTGCGCTGGCGCTCAAAAAATTGAGCCGCCGTCCGCGACGACGCCATGGCCGCGTTAATGCCTTGCAACAGCGCACCGGGCTGACCCGACAGCATGGTCGAAATTTGCTGGATGTCTTGCTGGTTGAGCAGTTTTTCGCCGTTGGGAAGGGTTTGTTTCTGCAACGTGTCCAGCGTCTGTTTGAATACCGGCAACAGCTGCGCTTCAATCATTTGCGGCGGAACGCCCTGCTTGGTCAGCGTATCGATTTGCTGGTACATGGGAATTAAAGCGCTGGTCATCGCCTCGTGCTTGGCCTCGTAAACGCGCATTTGATCGGCGCTCAATTCAGAACTGCGACGATCGGCTTCCTGCGTCGTTTTCAGCACGTCCATGCCGAGCTTGGGCGATATCTTGGTGGCTTCAGCCGCGAACGCATGACGGTCCTCAGGCTTTGACAGGTCGTATTTCTGGCCAAGCGTTCTCAGTTTGGCAAGATCGGTCTGTTCTTCCTGCTGCGACTGCAGCGTCATTTTGTTGAGCTGCTCGCGGTTGATCGTGTCGGCCAGCGTGTAACCGCGACCAATTGACCCGACAATGTCCGGACCCGACGTGCCGATTGAGCTGATGCTTTCCGGTGAAATAGGCATGATTAACCGAGCCCCGGGAGGTTCTGGATGTTGGACGTCAGGCTGGCGTCATACGTCGGCGGCACAAACCCGGCTGACGGGTTCTGGAGCGCCTTGAGCGTGTTCATGGTGGTGTACTGGTTCAGCGCGTTGCCGATCGAGCCCGTGATGCCGCCCATCTGGCCGATCGCAATGTTGGCCGCGTTCTGGCCCTGACCCATCATAATGTTGCCCATGTTGGCCGCGCCTTGACCGATGTTGGCTGCCTGACCCGCTGCCGCTGCCTGACCGATCTGGACCGGCGCGAGCAGGTTCTGCAGCTCCTGCTGGTACGTCTGGTCGGCCAATCCTTGGTTGTACCGGGACAAAGCCGCAAGCGTGTTGCCGGACAGGCCCATGCCCATGGCGCCGGCAGCGGCCAGCGTCTGCTGCTGGCCCTGCTGCTGCGCAAACTGATAACCCGGCATGTTCTGCAGGGTCTGCTGGGCGAGCTGCGGGTTGACCTTGCCATCCTTGCCAATGCCGAGCAGGTTTTCGTAGGCGCCCATGGCCTGCTGGCCGAGGCCGGTGTACGGCGCGGCCAGTTCTTTCTGCTGGGCCAGAGCCGCCTGCTGTTGCTGGATGGCGGCGTTGGACGCGTCCCGGGTGGCCGATGCGGCCTGATTGCCGGCGATGATGCTACCGGCAGCACCGACCACGGCGGCTCCTGCGATAGCTCCTGCAATTCCACTCATGACTGCGCTCCGATGGTCAGGTTCAAAGCAAGGGCGTCCCGGTAGTTCACCGTGACCTCCTCGCCGTCAAAGCCTCCGCGACAGCCCGCTATCGGGCGTAATCCTATCAAAATGACGCGATTGCCGGCTGTGACAAATTTTGCATTCGGGAATTGGGAATGGTTGGCGTAGCGCCCGAGCGGGGTGCGCTTGCCGTCAATCCGGGCGGGACCGATGAATTCGCCAGCTGCAATGTCAGCCGTGGCGATGACACCGCGGCCCTCGATCAGCGACGGGCCGATCTTTACCTTGTAGGTGCCATGCGGCAGCGGGATCAAATCGTCGGTATTTTCTGAGATCTGCCGACATTTCGTTTCATCCACGCCGACTTCGTCACGGAATGCGGCGTAATCGTCTCGCTCGTGGCCGATCAGCTTGACGTTGCGCTGCTCGCGGTGGGTCGCCTGCGCCTCCGCAAACTCCTCGGTCTTGTCAAAGAACATCTGCTCGAGCGTGTCAACGTCGGTCTCGTCGGTCGCAAACACGTTAAGCCAAACGACCTCTTCGCGGACGTAACCGACTTTTCGCCCTGGCTGACCCACGAACACCATGGGCGCTTTCAGCTCTTGGTGAAAGCCGTCGCACATGACCATGGTGCCGGCGCCTTTAACAAAAATGTTGAGGTGCGGCACACGGTGCTTGTGGCTGACGACGTAGGTGTCCGCCGGAATTGTGACTTCGCGGATGTATTGTCCCGGGGCAAAAATGTGCCGGACGTTGCAGGACGTTTGAGGTAGGTCAGTCATGACCTCCTCAAGCTTGTCCAGACGTTCGGCGTGGACGAGGGCGTTCATGGGTTAAAAATACTCCACAACGTAAACAAAACCATTGCCGCCGTTGCCGCCAGTTCCGCCGTTTACGTTGGCATCTTGGTTTACTGCGCCACCGCCGCCGCCGCCGCCGTTGACGCCGTTGCCTCCGTTGTAAACTCCGGAACCAACGAAACGACCTTCGCTGCCGCCGCCGCCACCGCCGCCCGGTGTTGGCAATCCGGGGTTTGTAGCGTTACCGCCATTTCCGCCGTTCCCCGGATTACCGCCTGTTCCGGTAGTTCCTTGGACAGCCCCGCCTCGACCGCCACTTCCGATTCCAGCTGCGCCGATTGCTCCGGCGCCACCACCTGCGGGGGCATACGCGTAATTATTGACGCCAGCGGTGCCTTTTACTGTTGAAAAAGCGTTTGCAGCAATTGTTCCACCGCCTGGAGACCCGCAATAAGCAATTACGTTCGGAGAAAAAATAAACGTCGATTGGTTGCCGAAATTTCCATTGACAGTGTTTGCAATTCGATTTCCGCTTGAATCATAACCTTCGGTTGCGCTTATTCCGTATGTAAAGGTGGCCACTGCTCCGGAACCGCCAGCAGCTCCCGGCGCTCCACCGGCGCCGCTACCGCTACCTGCGAATGTGGTTGCTTGACATCCGCCACCGCTACCACCACCTCCACCACCGGCGACCAAGTAACTTCCAAAACTGGAATTTGCGCCTGCTGTGCCGTCGCTTCCGGGGGCATACGCGCCAGATGTGTAAACTCCGCCAGCGCCACCTGTTCCACCCGAACCAACTGTAATCGTGACTGGCGTGGTAATTGTTGAAATTGGAAACCAGCCAATCAAATAAGCTCCGCCACCACCTCCTGCGCCGGCAGAATAATATGGCGTTCCGAGGTTGGTTATGGCTGCCGCGCCACCACCGCCACCACCGCCACCACACACAAATACCTGTGCGGCGATTGCGCCGGTTGAGGGCGTATATGTGCCGCTGCTGGTAAAAGACACCACGTTGGTCGGCGTTGTCGGTCCCGTGGCGCCTGTAGCGCCCGTTGGCCCCGTGGGACCGGTCGATCCGGCGGGTCCCGTGTCGCCTTTCGGACCGGTAGCGCCCGTCGATCCCGTCGCCCCAGTGACGCCCGTAGGGCCGGTGGAACCGGTTGGTCCAGTGACGCCTACGGTAGCACCGGTCGGCCCCGTGGCACCGGTCGGACCTGCAGAGCCAGTCGGGCCTGTGGCGCCCGTAGGACCCAACGAACCGGCGTTAATGAGGTTTTGCAGGTAATAGAACCACGATTGCCATTGCGGCGTCAGAAGGTCCTTTTGCGTGATGAGTTGCCCTGGCACCGGCGGCAGCTGGCTCATTGCTCGCCCTCACGGATCGTCACGGCGCCGTCGGTGATCGTGAATTGAACTGGATCGCTAAATCGTAGTCTGAATACGAAATCTCGAGCGGATCCAAATCGACGGGCGATGACTCGCTGTTGGTAATTGCCCAACGGCCCGACCTGCAGCTGGCGGGGCGTCGAATACGTGCGCCCGTTGTCTTTGCTGCACTCAAGCAACAACGTCGGCGTCGACCCTTGGCCCGTGTTGGCTCCAACGCCGGTATCCATGTCAATGTACAGCTCATCAACCGAAAAACGGTTGAAATTGGCCGACCCGTGGCGGGTAATCAGCTCGCGCAAGATTGTCGTTCCGTTGTCGGTGTACGCGTTCGTGTCGAACTTTAAAATAGTGCCGGTGTTGGCCTGAGACACGTAGGTCGTTGAGTTAAAATACGCAGAGTATTGAGCAAAATGTCGGGTCGAATATTTATTCGTCAATCCACTTTGCGTTTCTGACCAAAGACCGGTCGCCGTGTCGTATAGGAACGAGCGGTCAGCGGTTGGCAACGTCAGCTGGTACATCGGGTGGCCGTTGACCACGTAGCTGATCGCAATGGCGTCCGACACGGTCGACATCTGCGACAGTATGAAATCTAAATCCGGCGTCGATATAACGGACACGTTGTATCCGCTGATTTGCGCGACCTGCGGGGCGCCTTGCGGGTTCATGCCGAGGAAACAGATCGTCTGGTTGACGTGAGCCCTCGAGTAGATGGCCGCAAGGCCAAACTCGGACGTGGCCGAAATGATCGGCGCGAACGGTTCCGGGGTTGAGCCAACGTTCTGCCAGAACTCCGTGTGCCGTTCGCTGAACAGCACGAGGTTGCCGATCAGGCTGTCCACGGCTTTGATGTTGTCGCTGTATTGGCTGGCCGATGCGAATGCTAAGGCGTTCCACGTCGTGCCGTCGTAGAGGTTCGACACCCAGAACTGCTGGCTGCCAGGCTGTTCGCAAACAAAATACCCGGACACGAACGTCACCGTATTGGCGCCGTTGGGAAACCCGGGCGACGTAATTGGCGCGAAAGTGGCGCTGTTCGGCGTGTAGATATACCCCGCCGTCCCGTCGACGATCATGATCTGGGACGGGTTGTTTGCCATCGACACAGTGCCGGTCGACGTCTGCAGAAACCCGAGTTGAGTCTGCGTGAACGTCGGCGTCAGCGAATACAGCGCGTTGCCGGCCACGACGTACAGCGTCGATTGCGTCCCGAGCATCCGGCGCACCACCGACATCATGGTCGTCTGGTAGACAAGGCCGGGGGTGCCGTAGACGACGATGGATGACTTGTCGCCGTCTGGCCGCTGCTCAAAGTAGCAATTCAAGCGACGCTGTGCCGTGACCGGCAAACTGCGTCCCTGAATTCCTGCTCCGAAAAGCGGCTGGATCTTCATTACGGGTTGCCCGCGTTACACTGGAAGTACACGTCGGACGTCTCGGTGTTGCTGTGACGGGCGTACATCACGGCTTCCTGATAATTCTGCTCCATGACAGGAACCCATGGCGCGTTGAACATGGGCGCGATCTGCTTGGACAGACCCCAGCAGAGTGCCGCGTACCATTCCTGCGGGTATTCCGGGTTGTCGAGCGGGTTGTTGAAGTCCTGCACCGGGCGCAGGTACACGATGTGGATCTGCTTTGTGACGTCTTGGGCGCCGCCGCAATCAATGTACAGCTGGCCGTTGGCGCCAGACGGGCCGTTGTTGCCGATCTGCGCTTCGTAGTAGATCTCCGTCGGGTCGGACAAGTACGAGCTGTTGGTCTTGGTCGGCAGCGCCTCGTAGGTCTGCAAGGTCATGTAATCGAGCGGCGTGTCGTTCTGCGTGTTGTCGCGCAAGATGGCCGTGACGATCTCGAGCGGGCGCTGCGCCTTGGTCGTGTAGTTGTAAACGTAGTTGCCGGCAGAAGCCGACGACGGCAAGCCCGCCGCGATGGTGATGGAGCCCGCACCGGCGTTGACCGCCGTGATGGTGGTCGAAAAGATGTCGCCGCTGTCAAGTTGGACCACGCAGTAGTCGCCCGCCGTGAAGTTTCCCGTGGAACCAACGCCGGTGAACAGGGTCGTGGCAGCCGCGGCGGCACCCGTCGACAGCTGGTCGCTGCCGTAGTTCTGCCCTGGCAGTGCCGTGCAGCCGCCGGCCCAGTTGTCACCCGTGGGGCCAAGGTTGTACCGGTACTGGCTTGATGAAAGGAACAGGTCGCCTCGCTGCCGCGTCCACATTTTGAGGCCCGGAGCGTAGTCGAGGCGACCCATCCACGTTTTCACCATCATGTTGAGCTTGCGGGCACAATCGGCGGTTTCCGACGGGTCGATCTGGCCGTATACGTCCAGCTTGCCAATGTTGAGCATGGCTTCGCGGATGATGTCGTCACGCGTGACGGTAAAGACGTATGTGCCAGAGGTTGCCATTTATGCCGCCTTGCGCCGCTCAAGCGCCTGAGTGATGACGTGCCAGATGACCCGGTGAGCGTGTTCCGGGGTGATGTCCATCTGACACTGGGCGATCCCAGACGGTTTGCCGTCTTCGCCGACCGCGTTCTTGCAATGGTCCCAGCCGTAGTGCAGCTGGTGACAGGCCGGCGCCTCGTTTGCACCGCGACCGGGGCAGTGCGTGTTCTCGGCCATCAGAACGTGGGTGTTTGCCCAATCCCGAGTCAGGTTTTCGTGGCTCGAGTGAGACAGAAAAACGACCTTGGGCATATCGTCATGCGATACAGCGTTGAGAACGCCCGTCTCGGGGCCGATGACGAGGTCCGCGACCTGACTGAACGCCATGGTCTGGCGGATCGACCAGTCGCCCGACATCGGGTGCACGCGGGGGTCCGACGGGATCTTTTTTCCGGCATCCGTGCGCACCGGCTGGCCGTTGTCGTCCACCTTGAACCAACCCTGCTCGAGCAGCACCCCGGCGGGGCCACCGACCAGCACGATGTGCAGGTCCTGAAATTCCATCAGCAAAGCCGCGATGATGTTGTCCACAAACGGCCACGTTTTGTGTACCGACGAGCCCGCCAGTGACCAAACGATGACAAACTTGCCCATAGCCTCGCGGGTGCGCTGCGCCCATGCGACCTCGTCAGCCGTCGGATAGAACTTGACCTGCGGCTTGTGGGGCACACCCGCCGCGTCGTGCTGCAGCTCAAGGTAGTTGGCGTTGGCGAGCTTGTGCCGGAGTTTCGGCGGCACGCCGTGCAGGAACCGCCCCGGGAGCGCCAAAAGCGTCCCTTCAGCCGACTCGGACAGATTGACCCACTTGTCGTATTTGGCTTTCTGGTAATCCCAGAATGCGCCGAGCGCGTGGTTGGGCACCTGATCCTTGTCCTGATAGTAGAACTCGTCAATGTTGGGGTCGTGCAGGATCACGTCGGACCCCGGGGGCGAGCAGTACACCGTGACGTGGTAGCCCTGCTCCTTGAGGCCCTTGAAGATCGAGGATGCCTGGACAATGTCGCCAAACGCGCCGTAACGGACCACGGCGGCCCGCTTGACTTGCAACTTGGGCTTGATGCACGAAAACGCGTGGCCCTTTCTCGTTTTCTGAAACACGAAAAAGAGGCTGTACTCGTCGTTCTGGTCCCGGCGCTGCCAGTCGACCAGATCCCAATGGCCGGCCTTTTCCATCAAGTCGACCAGCAGCTTGTACGAGACGTTCCACTTGTGGTCCGGGTTGGCCCCGGGTTCTCCCACCTTGGGATACAGCGTCTCGTCGGGCAGGTACAGCACGAGGTAGCCGTCGTTTTTGATAACGCGCAGCCATTCCTTGAGGCACTTGACGACCTTGTCAAACGGGATATGTTCGAGAACGTGGCTCGAAAACACGAAATCCATGCTGTCCGACGCGAACATGCGAAGGTCCGCCGCATCGTCGATCCAGACGTCGGGCTTGAACTGGTGGCCAAAAAGTTGAATGTCGGTGCCGTTGTCGACGCCGATCATGTGCGGGAACGCTTTGTTGCCGCCGCAGCCTACATCGAGGCCACGGCCACGCGTCCACTTGACCAACTCCCAACGGATCTTGCCTGACTCGTTACCCTGCGGATTGTCTGCTTTCCACACCATGTTTCCCCACTCCCTAATTGAAAAGACCGGCGCTAGGCCGGTCCCATGTCACCGGCTGTGATCCGGTTGGCTTCAGCCCTTCAGCTTCAGCGTTTTCGGCTCCGCAGGTGCCGGCTCGACGTAACCGACCGGCTTGCGATCGCCACCGTAAACGATGCCATCCTGAACCCAGCGACCGTCTTCGGGGCCGCCGCCGTACACGCTGCCGTGCGGCTTGCTCGGGTTGAACAGTCGCGTGCCGTCAGCCGTAAATTCGTCCTTCGCAATCATGTTTGCTCCTCAGTCCCACAACACGTTCCACTGGCCAGCCGTGCCAGTGGTAACAACCACCAAAGAATTGTTGACGCGCACTCCCGCAGCGCCAGCGGTGATATTGATCGAACTTGTCGCGCCGCCGGTCGTGCTGGTCGCGTACAGCTGAGTCGTCGTTGTGGACGTGGTCGTGCCCGTCACGCTGACGTAAATGTCATACGGGGTAATCGTGAACGCCGTTCCGGTGGCAACAGCGACAAATCCGTAGAAAATCCCGCCGCCCGTTTTTACGGTACTTGTGCCCGCGGTCGTGATGGCGGTGTAGTTGGCGCAACCGGGGCTGTAATAAAGTCCCGAGGTCGGATCAAAAGCGCAGGTCGCAAAAGGCGATGCGTTGCTCGGAGCGGTCGGGTTTACGCCGATGATAGGCATGGCTTACATCCGATCCAAATAGTTGTTGCGCTCAACAAACCCACCGACGTCGTCGTAGAACGCGTCGTTGTGTTCGCGGGTGTACTCATCGTCCGTCTGAAGCAACTTTTTCTTGTGGAAACCGTCGCGCAACGACACTTTGTTAAGCTCGTTGTTGGTCAAATCGCCTTCGGCGTACTCAGCGGGCATGTTACCCGACACGTTGACGCCCATCTTGCGGATGTCGACGATCTCCTGATCCTCAATGTCCATCCCGGGCGGCAGCGAGTTGAAAAACGCCGCGTTGTTCATGAACCGCGACTCACCGTCGCCACCGGGAACGCCTTCGCGCCCCGGCATCATCTTTTTGGCTCGCGCCTCAAGGTCGGTGAGCCAGCCATGCTGATTCTCTGCGCTTGACTGTCTGTCCGGGTAGTTAACCTGGAACTTCTCTTGCACGATCTTCGGCATGACTGGCTCCAGCGGTTAGATCTTTTTCGACCCGAGGTAGTTCGTTTCTTCCGGACGGCCCATGTCCATCTTCTTCGGCATCATCGAACCAGAAGCGCGGTAAACCCACCCGTCACCCGGGTAGCCCAGACCGCCCTCGTAGGCGTAAAGATCCATCTTGCGGATGTCGGAAACTTCCTGATCTTCAATGTCCATACCCGGGGGCAGGGAATTGTAGAACGCGTTGACGCCGAACTCGAGGCCCTTCTTGACGAGGTATCCCGAATTGCGGACGCCGACCATCTCGTTGTGGATCATCTCGGCGCTGTCCGGCAGCACCTCAATGTCCGCGACGTGCTGGCCCTTCATCTCGTGCCGCTTCTGGGCGCGAGCGTTGGCCGACTTGATGATGTCCATGTGCGACGGCGCCATGCCGCCGTACATTTCGGTTGCGAGCTGGTCCGGGGTGACCTGCGGCGTCTCGTACTGCTTGCGTCCCGGCTGAGTGATCTTCGGCATGTGGATACTCCTTATGCCACGACGTTAGCGAGCGGGAGGACCGAGTAATCAATCGTGATGAGGTTGACGGACGAAGTGTCCGTGCCGTTCACGACGTAGATCTGGTCGCCCTGGTTGATGGCGAGGCCGTTGAGACCCGCAGAACCCGTGCTGGTGTTGAGCGCGACCTGCGCGATTGCACCGATCTGACCCGTCGCCGTGCCGTTCGCAAACAGCGTGTCGACGTAGAAAGGACCGATCGTGGAGGTCGACAGGGACGGCGCGACGCCCGCAGCTGCGGTGTTGGTGATGCGGATCAGCGAGAGCTGCGACGCGTTCACGTGGACCGATGCTGCGGTGGAGCTGCCCGAGTAGTTATAGTACTGGGTCGCCGTGTAGGTCGAGGTGCCAGCCGTGGTTGTATAGGCGTTGAGCCCGAACAACAGCATGTTGGCGTGAGCGACGAACTTGCCCGAGACGCCGCCCGAGCCAGCCGTCATGACCGTGGTGAAAACGCCGCGAGCGATGTACGCGGCGTTGTCGTAGGCCATGTTCTTGGTGGTGTTTTGCAGTGACATTGCTATGGCTCCTTAAGCCTGCGAGTCCCATTTCACAATGCGGGTGTTGATCGCCGCCGTGTGAACGATGCCGAAACCGCCGAGGTAGTACCAGGCGATGCCCTTGCTGCGACCGTAGTCGGTCGGAATCTTGCCGCGCATTTCCTCGGGAACCGCGATGGCTTCGGCCACCGTGTCGTTACCGAAGAAGAAGATCCAGTCGGACTGGCCGTTGGTCCACGAGGTCGTCGTGACGCCGTCCGTACCCGTACCCTTCGCGATATTGGTCTGCTCGATGTAGCGGGTGTTCTCGTAGCGGCCGATCTCACCGTTCATGATGAGGTTGAAGCCCGTGTCCGAGTACTGGTGGATCGTTTCGAGGTTGTTCTTGAGCGTGCGGAGCGTCGTCGGCCACGCGATCGCGTAGTAGTCGTCCGCGATGTACGCCGGGATGTTGCGCTCCTTCATGGCGTCCACGATCGCCTTCGCGTGCGCGTTGTTGAACGCGACCGAGTTGGTGCCCGTAACGGTGCCGTTGGTGTAGAGCGTGACCGCCGAGGTCGACGTGCCGCCCGTCGGGATGGCGCGGAGCAACGTCTGGTTAAACTGGGTCCACGCAGCGCGGTCCAGATACTTGACGCAGTCGTTCTTGAGGACCTTCTTGATGACGTCCTCAACCGGGAACTTCGACAGGTTGTCGAGCTTGCCCGAGTACGGGACCGAGTTACCGGCTTCGGTGACCGTCAGAGTGCCCTGAATGATCGTGAAGTTGGTTTCCGGCATCGTGTTCGTTTCGACGAGGACGGCACCAGCCGCCGCGACGTCCGAGAACACGTCCCACGTGAAGGTGTCACCCTTCTTCTTGCCCTGCTGTGAAATGTCGTGAACGTCAGCGAACTGACGGAACTTGACGAGTGGCTGCACGTTGGCGCGCAGTACGTTGGAAAGCTGACGGCTGTAGAGGTAGCCGCCGAGGCTGTTAACAGCCCAAACCTGACCTGCCATGTGGCGAGACTCCTAATGTTGGCCTCGCCACCATGGCGAGGGTTTAACGTCGATGTACAGTCGGACGCGCCTGACCCCTGAGTTTTGCCATTCTTGCAATGGACATCTCGTAGGTCTCGTCATCGTCCTCGTCGGCCTCATCCGCTTGCCGTCCGCCGGCCACCGGAATCGCCCGAACTGACGCTTTGCGTTGCTCTTTATCGGCTCGACGCTGCGGATCAGCAGCGGGGGCAGCAGGTCGACCTCTCAGCGCTCGAGCTTCCTCGCCAACTTGGCGTAGACGCTCTTTGAAATCCATGGTGGGGTTGGCCTGCGCGAGCTGCGCGTCCTTCCAGACCATGTATTCCTTCATGCGCGGATCAGAGAGTTCTGCCTGGTACTCCTTGTCGAACCAATTGACAGCTTCACGAAACGTCAACCGACCATCAACTCGCTCGTCCACAAGCTTTGCGACGTCCACGTTAGCGGATGGTCGCTCAATCGCCTGTGCCAACTCGTCAATCGCCTCTTGCTCACCCATGATTGCGCGGTTGAGCAGTTCACGCACCCGGCCTCGCGCCGAGTTCGCCATGTCGTCCTGTGAGGATGGACTGGCGGTTAGGTTCGATTTTACGAGTTCTTTGGCGGAACGCAAGTATTCGTCCGCCGCCGAAACCTTACTGGCATTTTCACGAAGCTGCTGAAGGGTCATCCAGCGTTCCTGACCGTTCACGATCAGGCGGTAGTACGTCTCGCCGTTGGTGACACGGACGTCGTCGGCGCCGGCAGCCCGTGCCTCGTCCAAATCCCGGTCGGCCTGCTCGGCCTTGGCCACAATCGTGCCGTCATCGTCCTCGTCACTCTCCGGGCGGTTCGGCTCGGCTGGCCGGCGACGGTCGACGTGTTCGGTCCACGCCTCGTCCTCTAGATCCTCCATGCCGTCCGCCGACTTCTTCTCGTCCGCCTGGTTGGCAATTGCGTTAAGCCGCTCGAGGCGCTCGTCGTTGCGGGCCTTGTTGGCCGCCTTGGCCTCGGCCTCCCGTTGCGCCCGACGCTGGTCGTCGGTCATGTCCTCACTCATAGATCCTCCTTCAGCATTTCAAGTGCCTGTTGCCCCATTTCGACCGCCTGCCCCAGCCATTGGCTGAATTTGCGGGCGGTCCAGATCCTTGACCGGATTTCCAGCAGCTGCTCAGCCGATGCGCCCGTGGCCGCGATCAGCTCCTCCACCGCGTCGGTTTCTTCGTGTTTGGCCTTCTGAAGCAAGTAATCGCCAATGTCGGACGTCAAAAAGTCCTCGACCTGTTTGCCAAACACGGCGGTCCGCACCAGCGGCTCGTCTGCGTCGATTGGGCGGCTCATTTAACGCCCTGTTGTGGCTGCGGCTGGCCCTGTGGCGCCATGGCCGCCTGCTGGGCCTGCAGGTGCGCCGCCTGTAGCGCCTGATCCTTCGACGCGAGGTGGCCGGCGTAGATTTTTAGGTTTTCGTGCTGATCTTCTTTGTCGGCGAGCAGCAGTTTGACGATATTGGACTGAGTGGCCGTCTCGCGCTTCACCGCGTTGGCCTCCGATTTGTCGCGGCGCTCCATCATGAGCTGCTGCAACTTCATGGTTAGCTGCTTGATTTGCATGGCCTGAGCCGCCTTTTCGGGGTCGTTGCCCATGCTGAACCGTTCGCCGTCCGCGTAGCCCGACAGCGCCATGATCTCCTTAAACACTTCCTCAAGGTTGACCCCCGGCGGCGGGCGCAAGCTAATCTTGCTGAACGCCATCACGCCGGCCAGGAACTTCTGCATCTTGGTGACGGGGTCGGTGTTGCCCATGCCGACGTTGACGTTGACCGTCATCTCGCGCTCAAGCATGTCGTCCGTGACCTTGTCCATGCCGAACTTCTGGAACTGCTTGGACTTCTTGCCGGCAACCTCCAGCACGGTCTGGTCGGTCTCGTAATGCTGTTCCAGCAGCACCAATTGGCGCAGTACTGGCGCGATAAAGGTCTCGCAGTACGTCATCAGCATGTAGTCGGTCAGCAGGTTGGCCGGCGCCTGGAGCAGCGTCATGGCCCGGGCGGGCTCACGGGGCGACCGGTTGGTCTGGACCGACGCTGCCGAGAAGTTTCCCACCAGCTCGTCGAAGTTGGCGTTGTTGCGGTCCTCCTCGGCGTAGCTTGAGGCGGTCACGTCCGGCCAGTTGTTTTCGACCACGTCGGTGGCCGGGTCGTCCATCAGCACCACGCGGCCCGGGACGTTGCGTACCAAGGCGGGCAGGTCGACGTTCTTGCCGCGCTTTGCGAAGTAACCCTTGTTGAGGACGAACTTCACGTTGTCGAGTCGGGAGTTCTTGATCTCGTTGATCTCGTCCTGCAGGCCCCTGACCATAAGCGGGATGCTGGACGGGATCGGGCGGTGCGTCTCAACGTTGGCGTAGCCCATGACGTAGGGACGTTTCCCGTGGAACACGGTGGCGTCCAGCGGCTCCGGGTCGGTCAGCATCTTGTCGCTGTTGAGCGTCCAGAACTGGTAGTCGGTGCCGTTGTGCCGGTGGATGTGCCGATGCACCCAGACGATGTCGTAGTCCGACACGGTGCGCCGCTCGAGCGCCGCGTCTTGGGCGTTGCCGCCACGGGCGCGACGGGTGCTGTCGTCCTGCATCATGCCGATCAGGGCGCTGTCCGGGTATTTCTTCCACTGCCGACCCTTGGGGTCAGGCCGCTCCATCCGCTGCTTCACGTCGACCGCGTACATGGGGATGATGTGGATAAGATACGGGCTGCTGTTGACGGGGTCTGTCCAGCTGGCCGACGGATCAAACCGGAAGTTCTCAATTGGGATCAGGTCGACCATGGGCTTGTCATCCGACCGGATGAGCTTGCCTTTGGCGTCCTTACGCATGGCATAGCGCCAGTGAATGTGGGCGACACACGCGCCCTGTACCTGGGCGTCTTGGATGCCGCCCATGCAGATCTGGAACCACGGGATCGACTTGGTCAGCCGGTACTGGAGCAGCTGCTGCATGACGTCGGCGCTGACCCGCTCAACTTCGTCGTTGCCGTTGACCGGGGTGACGGCGATACGGTCAAGGTTGCTAAAGAACGCAGCGGCGGCAGCAGCTTCGTTCTTACGGATGATCGCCCGGGTCTTCGGGACGTAGATGTTCGACCGCTTGCGGAAGATCTCACTGTTGTACTTGCTGTCCGACGGGTGCTGGCTGTTGAACGCCTTAATGGAATCGTCCCACTTGCCCCGGTAGTTTGTGTCTACGAAGGACGTGGAAAACCGATACGCGTCCTGCGCACGACGCCGCCAGTTGGGCATCGACTCGTCAAAATCGTCGTACATCTCGTCCGGGCCGGACTGCTCGGGCATGATGCCTTCGCCGTCCTGCTCGTTTGCCATGTAGTCGAGATGGACGTCACCCGCCGGCGGGTCTTTGATGCTCGGCGGTTGCGGGCGCCACTGGGTGCTGTCGGTCATTGGAAATTCCTAGTCTGTTTGTAGCGCCATGCCTTCGGCACGACCGGCTCCCGACCGTCCCATGCGCCCCGAGGCAGGTCAAATGCCTCCAGCAGCTCGCCCCCAAATGTGATGGCCGACGCCCGGATCTCGTCAGGCGTGCCCAGCCGGTGTTTCGGCAACAGGCTGCTGAACCCTTCCTTGCCGATCGCGTTGGCTACGGCCCCGGCGATTGCCAGATGCCGCACGACGATGCCACCGCCTTGGAACCCGATCACCCACGGGTGATTGGGGTACGCCTTGTTGAGCGCGTCACCGACCTTCTGCGCCAGCTCGAGTTGCGACAGTTCTTCTGGATCACCCGCTTCGAGGACGCTGTTGTAGGCGGCGTGGATCATGGGTTAGTTGCTCGCAATGATGTTCCAGTTCGTGCCGTCATATTGCAGCGTGGCCCATTTGCCAGCGGTGGCCGCAAGAATCGCCGTTCCCGCAGCGCCGCCGGTCAACGCCACGACGTTCGATGACGCCGACACGACCGTCTGAGCGTTTCGCGTCAGCACCGTGAGCGTGCGTCCCGTGTAGATCGACCCGCTGGGCAGCGTCAGGGTGCAACTGCCGGATGCGGCGACGACGACACCGGGATCGAGTCCAGTCGAACCGAACGATGCGTCGACGGTGTACGTCGTGCCAGACACGGCGGCAAACGACGGGCCGAACTTGAGAGGGCGTTGCGACAGGTTGGTCATTGACGTGCAATCGCCAACGAATTGGTATCCCGACAGGATTGAAAACGCCGTGTAGGATTCAATCTTGTACGCGCAGCCGGCGGTGTAGCAGTCGGCAAGAGTTCCGGTCCCACTAGCCTGCAACGAGATCGGGTACGTCGGCGCCGTGGCCGGCTGAATTCCGATGACGCGATAACCTAGAATTGAGATGTTGGTTGCGTTGCAATAGACGCCAAAGCTGCCAGACAGGTTGGCATTAGGTACGTTGGTCAGCGTGACGCCGACAGCTCGATGGTTGTAGCCGCTGAAATTGATTGCGGCGTACTGAGAACTTCCGGACCAACCTTCAACCGTCGGATCAAGAATTGTGCAGTTTTGACCTGAATAAACTTGCTGGCCGTTTGTGACCGCTTTAACAAACACCGAATTCCACGAGGCGTCGGATATGCAAATGCCGTTGGCTGCAGAGCTGACGAACAGCGAAAACGTGTTGTATACGCCGCCGTTACTGCTAAACCCGGTGCTGGTTGAGCTATACGACGACAACGTAAACCGGTTTCCGTAAACCTCATTTGCCGCCGTCGTTACAATTTGCAACGACGTGTAGCAACCGGACGCGTGGAAATCAAATTCGCTCAACGAGACGACGTAGGGGTTTGTTGCCTGGACAACGAAACCTGCAACCGTGGCGCTGGCCGCACCGACAATCTTGAAGCCCGAGAACTTGACGCCGATCAACTGACCCGTGGTGACGTCTGACAGGCAATTGATTGCCGGCGAGCTGGTTGATCCCTGTTGGATGATGGTCGTGCCGTACCCAGCACCGATGAACGCCTGACCCGACTTTTGCGGTCGGAAATTGGTCAGTTTGTACGTGCCCGCCGGGATGATGACAGTCGTGCCGGCGTTGGACGCATTGGTGAACGCCGTCGTTGAGTCCGCGCTACCCGTCGGATCGGCGCCAAAATCAAGAACGCTGACGCTTTCCTGCAACTTGCTCGCCGTGGTGCGTGCGACTGCGCCGGTGCCGCCTTGGTTGTACTGGCTGCCAAGCTGGGAGAGGTTGTATGAGGCGGTGGTCATGGGGTGTCCTTACGGGGTGAACAACGCGCCGAACGTGGCGTTGCTATAGGCGACTGCGCCGCCCGTCACGGTTGCTGATGCGTTGCTGTCCAACGTGCCGCTCGTGCCGCTCAACGTGGCGATACGCTTTGTGCCGGTCACGCCCGCGATAGTGATGTACATACCGACGCCGAGGTTAGTCACGTCGCTAAACGTCACAGCCGTCGATCCGCTCGTCGTGTTGGCCGTGATGCCTGACAGCGCAGGGCCATTGGTTCCCGCCGTTTTGCAGATCCAGCCGAACGCCTGACCCGACGCATACGTGCCGTTGTACACGGTCGCACCCACCGGCCACGTTGCATAGGCCGTCGTGGACGGACTGGCGGTGTCGGTGAACAAGTCTTGTGTCGGGCAACCGAGCAAATCCATGCCGCCAATGGTCGCCCAGGCACCGTAAACCCAGAATTGTCGTCCCGCGGTCGTGCTGCCGCACTGCACCACAAAACTAAGGTCTGCGGCGGTCAAAATGGGCGTGTTGCAGGTGTACAGGTAGATGCCGCTGCCATACGACATTGAGCGGTACGCCGACCATTTGTTGCTGATTCCGGCGCCGTTCATGTTCAGCTGAATGTACGAATCAGCCTCGTTTTCAAACTTGACCAACACATGAATGTACACGCGAGTGCCGTTGCCAACGTACTGGGCGAACATTCGGTTTGGTATAGTCTGCGCCACGCCCATGTAGCTGTTGATCCCGCTGCCGTCGTGTACCAGTCGCAACGACGCCTTTCCGAGGTACGTGGACGAATCAAGGTATGCTGTACCGTGAGCGTATGAGCCGCCGCTGTTGTAACGGAACCAGTCGCGCAGCCCATAATTGAAGTTGCCGTTTGAGATCAATCCGGTGACGTACTTGGGAAAACCGCGCTGTGCGGTCATCGGCATAAACTGTTCGTACGAATCCGAATCGGCGCCGGTTTCTGGGAAGTTGGACAGCTGGATTGCGCCCTTGCGCGACTGCTCGACCGACGTATTGCCCGACAGGCCGACGCTGTAGTCTTTGGTAACGAGCGGCACGCCCGACGTGTAGCCGGCGTCCTCGTAGTACACGTTGACCAACCGAGTGCCGATGCCCTGGTCGTTAAGCTGCGCCAGTTTGGCTTTGCCTTCAAAGTCCGTGCCGACGAACGTGACGCCACCGGCCTTGTTGATGACGTTGTAATTGCACGTCGAAAAGCCGGTCTTGTGCGTGAACAAGCCGCCCACGATTGTGGTGTTATTGGCTAACGTATCGAGGTACAGGTTGGTCGGGCAATTCCACACTTCAACGTCGATCAGCACGTTGCAGTAGGACGACGACGCGACGCTCTGGCCGATGTAGATGCCGTAAGTGTTAAACCCGTCCACCCGCACTTTATCCAGATGGATCGCGTTGGTGTTGGCGAGGTACAGTCCGGTTGCCGCGTTTGAGTTAGCCGCCGCGAAATACATATTGCGGATCGTAAACTGCTCAATCGTCGTACCCCATGTGTAGGCCGACGTGTTGGGCGATACGCAATTGATTGACGACGATGGCGTAAACACGATAGCAGTGCCGAGGTCGTCGCCCTGCCAAATCATGCCGCCCGAGTACAGCAGCGTGTTGGTGACTTTGTACTTGCCCTTCGGGAAGTAAAGGATGCCGCCGCCAACGGTGCTAACGATGTTGCTGTTGGCGTATGGGTTGCTTGTAATCAGCTGACCCAGCGCGTTGATCGCGTTCTGAATCGCCGTCGTGTCATCCGTGCTGCCGTCACCGACTGCGCCAAAATCCTTGACCGACACCGATTCCTGCAGCTTGGCCGTCACAGTACGCGACGTCGATCCCGTGCCGCCTTGGGTGTAGGTGATGTTACCCGTGACCGTCGTGTTGGTCGTGGCCGAGGCCGCGAACGCTACGCCGTTGGTCTTGGTGACCGTCAAAGCGCCCGTAGACGCCACCAGCGACGCATCGCCGCCGATCGTCGTGCCGTTCACAATACCGCTGTTGTTGTACAGCAGCTGGCCGTTGACGCCGCCCGCAATGGCCGTGCCAACCGGAACCGACGTGGTGTACCGGTACAGCACGGTCTGACCCGCGGACAGGCCGGTCATGAACGTCAGCGTGGTCGGCGTCGTCCACGTGTAGTCAGTGCCAGGCACCATGACGGCGCCGTCAACGCTAATGGCAAGGTTAGCCAACGAGCCGGGTGACGCGGGCAGGGTAAACACCGTCTGGCCAGCCGTGGCCGTGAACGTGCCGGTGTACGCCTGACCGTAGGATGCCAGCGCCGCGAGGTTGTAACCCGTGATCGTGTAGTCGCCACCATTGCGGACAACCGGGATCAGGTCGGTATTTTGGGCAACGCCGCCCGATGGGAACTGGCTAATCTTAGGCACGATTACTCCACGAGGATCGGGTCGCCAACGGAATCTGCGGGCGGCTCCATCTGGATGGCGTAGCCCTGCTCGGTCAGGATGTCGAGGACGCCTTGGGTGTAGAACCCCGTCGTGCCTCGATCTGTGCTGTCAAAGCCGCGACCGTTTGACCAGACGTAGACGCGGTGGTCGGGTGCCGAGAACTCGCTACCCCATGCTCGACGGACCATCTCGTTCCAGCTGAACGTGCGGCTGGTGACGGGTAAGCCGAGACTGGCGGGTACGGTCGAACGTGCCATCAGTAATTGCCCTCGAGGCCGGAGAGGTGCCTTGTCACGGCCTCACGCGACCGCAGTTCCTGCAACTCGCCCGCCAGCCGACGGATTTGACCGGCCTCAACCGTCGTGATGTGGCCGCGACCGTCAGCGACGCGATCCACGGTGCGCAGTAGGGCACGGATCTGGGCGTCGGTGAGGTCAAATCGGCTCATGTCAGCTCAGGCTCCAGCACTTGGGAATCGATGTATTCAGGCGGTCTCGGGTCCATGTCATACACCCGCGATACCGCGTCAATGAGGTCTTTCAACCCGCTGAACGGATAATACCCAACCTGCATTTTAAACCGTTCGGCGAGGTTGTACAGTTGGCCGTTTTCGTCCCGATTGATGATGGGCTTAGCGATTCGATAGTCGTAGCCCGCTGCGATCATCCGTTTCTGCTGGTCGGTCAGGTCCGGCTCGTCGTCGGCGGGCTCGTAGGGCAAATAGAAGTTGTGGCCCCGGATGTCGGGCAGCAAGCGTTGGACGCGATCGTCCTTCGACCCCGGACCCTCGGCGGGCCATTCCAGCTCCTCGATGTCCAGCCCTTGGACGTTTTCGACCCGGATGCGCTCTTGGAAGTAGTCCATGTCGGCAATGGCGCCGTAGCGTTCGTAACCGACCTTGACGCCAATGATGCCAGGGGCAGACCGCCATTTGGCCCACAGGTTGCGCATGTTGGTCCACCGTTCGAGCAGGTCCATTTTGTGGTCGAACCCGTCCAACAAGTACTTCTGGCCGCTGCTG